GCCGGATTTCAAGTTTGTTCCGTTCTACTGCTGCTGGAACTATTGATGCCTGGCATCTTGCCCAAAAGTTCACTACTACACCTACGTTGAACTCAACGTTTATACAAGACACACCACCAGTGAGTCGAGTTGTAGCGGTTGGTGCAGCTGCTAACGGGCAACAATTTATTTTTGATAGCTTTTTTGATTGTAAAAAAGCACGACCAATGCCAATGTACAGCGTACCTGGCTTAATTGACCATTTCTGATGTTAGGCGGCTTAATCGGAGGTGCGCTGGGCTTTATAGGCCAGCAACAAACCAATCAAAAAAATTGGGATATCGCACAAGCGGCTAATGCCGCAAGTGCGGAACAAGCTGCAGCTCAAATGCGTTTTCAAGAGCGTATGCGAGCAACACAATACCAAACTGCTGTTGAAGATATGAAATCAGCAGGATTAAACCCTATGCTGGCGTATATACAAGGTGGAGCGGGTACCCCAAGTGGAGCAATGGGGCAGGTGTCCACCGCAAAAGTCGGTAATACTATTGGATCAGCCTTGCAAGGCTATCAATCTATGGCTATGAATAATGCCGATATAGATTTAAAAGATGCAACTACCAAAGGTACTACTGCAACTACTATAAAAACTGAAGCAGACACTATAAAAACTGCTGCAGAAATTGGTTATATTTTGGAAAATACAAAATTAAACACAGAACAACAACGTAACTTGCAAGAGATGTTACTTAAGTTACAACAAGAAATTAAAAATTTGAAGGCTACTGAAGGATTAACCTCTGCAGCAACTGCTAAAACTAAGGCAGAAACTTCTAATATTCAAGAAGGTATTGCACCTTCTGGTGATATGCCTTGGTATCGTGACTTAAAACGAGTTATGAAAAAAGGTTTGCAAAACCCTAAACTACTACTACCATCATTCGGAGGTAAAAAATGAGTAAAAACAGTGTTTTTTTACGTACACCATACAACTATGACAAAGATGCTGCGTCAAATGAGTCAGGGTTGCATTGTGAGGATGCTTCCCTGGCTCAGCAGCATTACAAAGAAGAATGTGATATTAATACCATTCTTCAAAAATTTAACATTACAGGCTTATTGCCTGAACAGCCATTAACACCTCGTTATGGCGATTTTACGGGCATTGGTGACTACCATAGTGCCCTTAACCGCGTTCTTGCGGTACAAGATGAATTTGAGGCGTTACCAGCCCAAATTAGAGCGAGATTTGATAACGATCCCGCTCAATTAATCGAATTTTTAGAAAATTCGGATAATCGGCCAGAAGCCGAGGAACTCGGACTGGTTGAAAAAGCAGCTGCCGAAGCCGTAGAAGCTGCAAAAACTACCCCTGAAAAGGCGGCTGAATAAGCCGTAGCACAGTTGCATTACTTGATGTAACTGTGCTAGGTGACACCAAACCCTCAAAAGGAGAAAAAAAATGATGTATAGAAAACCAGTAAATAAATATAAATCTGCTCGTTCTTTTAGAAAGAACGCTAAACGGACTAAGTCCGCTAATATGTCTAAGTCTCCTCAGCGTGGAGGCTGGAGGCTCTAAAAAAGCTCCAGGCACCTCACATGCCTTGTTATCACCCTATAAGTGCATATCAATGCACTGACGGATCAATAGTTTTCTCAGAATTGAGAAAACACGACATATCACGATCATTAAACCTACCTTGTGGTCAATGTGTAGGTTGTAGACTTGAACGCTCACGACAGTGGGCAATTCGTTGCATGCACGAAGCTCAAATGCATGAAAAAAATTGTTTTATAACCCTCACTTATGACGATACACATCTCCCAAGCGATAGATCATTACACTACCGAGACTTTCAGCTCTTTATTAAAAGATTACGAAAACGGTATCCTGGACGAAGAATACGTTATTACATGGCTGGAGAATATGGTGAAAACTTTGGCCGTCCGCATTGGCACGCCTGTATCTTCGGACTCGATTTCGATGATAAGAAATTATGGAAACGGACTTCCGCTAATAGTATCTTATATAGATCCAAAGACCTTGAATTACTCTGGCCATTTGGTTATTCCTCCATTGGAGATGTTACTTTCGAATCCGCAGCCTACGTGGCTCGATACATTATGAAAAAGGTTACTGGAAAAAACGCAAAAGAGCATTACACAGAGATTGACCCTGAATCAGGGGAAATCATTACTCGTAAACCCGAGTTTACGAAAATGAGCCTTAAACCGGGTATTGGCTATGAATGGTATAAGCAATATACTTCCGATGTATATCCACACGACTATGTGATAGTTCGTGGAAAAAAAGTCAAACCTCCAAAATACTATGATAAAAAATATAAAATAGATCAACCGTATGAGTTTGACGAACTGCTTTACATTAGAGAAAAAAGTGCTAAACTGCACTTTGAAGACAATACACCCGAACGATTACTTGTTAAAGAACAAGTAGCTAAGGCAAAACTTCAAAAACTTAAACGTAACCTCACTTAAGGATATTCCTCATGAAATTAGTATTATGCTCAGTAAAAGACCGTGCAGCAGATGCCTACGGTCGTCCAATGTTTGTTCCGTCTGTTGGTGTCGCAATAAGGAGCTTTAGCGACGAAGTTAACCGTCCTGATGCTGAAAACCAGTTATTTAATCACCCAGATGACTTTGATTTATACGAATTGGGTGAATTTGATGACAATACTGGATTATTTGCTTTACATGAACAACCAAAACTATTATCTTTAGGGAAACAGGTAAAAATACCTAAAGAATGATTTAAACAAGCCGACTCAAAGGTAGTATCTTTGGGTCGGAATAAACATAGGAGCTCGTTAACATGCATCGCAATCAATCGGTAAATGTTCATCAATTTACAATGATTCCAAAAGCCGATATTCCTCGGTCATCGTTTGACTGTCAGTCAACGCATAAAACAACTTTTGACGCTGGGTATTTAGTACCAGTATATGTAGATGAGATGCTTCCAGGCGATACATTTCGCCTGAATATGACGGCATTTGCCCGTCTTTCAACCCCGTTATATCCGATCATGGATAACATGCATCTGGATTCTTTCTTTTTCTTTGTACCCAATCGATTGATTTGGAACAATTGGCAAAAATTTATGGGTCAACAAGCGAACCCAAATAGTTCGATTTCTTATGTTGTACCCCAACAAGTAAGTCCAGCTGGAGGTTATGCAATTGGATCATTACAAGATTACATGGGATTACCTACTGTCGGTCAGGTTGCTGCTGGTCAGACTGTTAGTCATTGTGCATTCTGGCCTAGAGCTTATAACCTTATTTATAACGAATGGTTTAGGGATGAAAATTTACAAAATTCTGTTGTGGTGGATCATGGTGATGGTCCCGATACTGTTACTGATTACACTTTATTACGCAGAGGTAAGCGAAAAGATTATTTCACTAGTTCATTACCTTGGCCTCAAAAAGGTGCTTCCGTTACATTACCATTAGGTTCTTCTGCACCTGTACAACTGAATACTACAAATGCATTTGGTCGTATTTTAAATACCGACGGTACAACTATTGCTTCTGGCAATACGTTAGGATTTTATAATGCAACCCCAGAAAATAACCGTATGGTTAGTTGGGGTGGTGGTGGTACTCCTGTAAAATATGATCCTAACGGCACTTTGTATGCTGATTTATCAGCCGCTACAGCTGCTACTGTTAATCAACTACGTCAATCATTTCAGATTCAAAAACTTCTTGAAAGGGACGCCCGTGGCGGTACTCGTTATACTGAAATTATACGCTCACATTTTGGTGTTATTTCTCCTGATGCTCGCTTACAGCGTCCCGAGTACATCGGGGGTGGATCAACCAATATTAATATTAATCCGATCGCTCAGACGTCGGGTACTAATGCTAGTGGAACTACTACCCCTATGGGCACACTTGCTGCTATGGGTACTGCCTTGGCTCATAATCATGGCTTTACTTACTCAAGTACTGAACATGGTGTAATTATTGGATTAGTGTCAGTTCGTGCCGATCTTACATATCAGCAAGGTCTTGCTCGTATGTGGAGTCGATCAACACGTTATGATTTTTACTTCCCAGCTTTTGCAACCTTAGGTGAACAAGCCGTACTCAATAAGGAAATTTATGTTACAGGTAATTCTGGGGATAATGATGTATTTGGTTATCAAGAACGCTGGGCAGAATACCGATATTATCCTAGCCGGATTTCAAGTTTGTTCCGTTCTACTGCTGCTGGAACTATTGATGCCTGGCATCTTGCCCAAAAGTTCACTACTACACCTACGTTGAACTCAACGTTTATACAAGACACACCACCAGTGAGTCG